CGGTATACAATAATAAAATAACAAGAATAAATATAATATAATAAGGATTATACTATGGCTGTACAAGAAACAATTAATATAGGAGCTTTGCCCAATGACGGGGACGGTGATCCATTACGCACTGCATTTGGTAAAATTAATAATAATTTTTCTGTATTGTTTAGTAGTGATTTTTCTACATCAGAAGCATATAGTGTGGGTAACACCGCCGCCCAAATAATTTTTCAAACCCCTGCCTTAACCTTTACTCAGGGAGTTTTTCAAATTAATTCACAAGATTTAAATACTGCTGACAGGCAAAATATTACATTAGTCGCATCCTCATCCTCAGCCTCAACTGTAAAATGGAATGGACATAGTACATTGTTTACAGGTTCCCCGCTAACAACATATGATATAGATATTAGTGGATCAAATGTAAGAATATTAGTAAATCCACTAGTAAATTCTACAATATTTCATTTTATATCAGCGCAGGTAACAACGGTTGGGGAAACAACAGTTGGGTTAGATTTAGAACTAGACGGATATACAGCCGGTGATTTACTATCAACTGAAAACAGTTTGGATTTATCTACTGAAACATAATATGAGAGCGCATGAATTCATTATAGAATCAACTGTTAATACTTTATCACAAGAAGTAAAGAAAACTTTACCGGCAGTTTATACTATATCAGCATTGCCTAATAGTGATTTTTATCCACAATATAGATTTGGTGTGGCTATGGCAGGAGCAAAGGGTGCTGCTGTTAAAAAACAACAAGGGGACACCGTTGGTACATATGCTGCAAAAACTGAGTGGGGAGAAAATATGATAGTTACAGATTATATGGATCCCAATTTAGGAACTGATATAGACATAGCATTAAAACAATTAGGATTACACGGTAAAAAACTTATTAGTACTTCTAATAGTGTTGATCCAAGTAACAATAAAAATAGTCCAATTAATCCTTTTAAAGGATATCCTAAATGAGAGCAAGTGAATTTGTAATTGAAGCAACAGCCGGTAAAATATCTAAACGGCAAGATGTTGCTACTCGCGGGCTACATACCTTTGTAGATAAAGACCGCGCCGATAGAACATATGAGTTAAATCGTGTAATGATGGCTGTGGCATGTAGTGATGGAACATCTCCGTTAAATATGGTTAATAGTCAAAGTTGGGCTGGTAGAAATAATCTTGCAGCGCCGTATTCTGAAATTGAACAAAAAATGCTTAAACAAGCATACAAGGCAGTAGGTAGTGAGTATCAAGATATCAATAAGGGCGATTTAGAAAGTAAAGAATTAAACACTACTAATTCTATTAGTCCTGTAAATCCATTTAAAGGTTATAAAAAATAATTTAATTGATGTTTGCAAGACTAAGTATTGTATAATACAATATAGGATTACAAATGATTGATATCAATACTACATTAGACCTCGTAAAACTTAAATTTTACAATGAATACCTATACCAATGTCATATTTATGACGAAGGTCTCAGTGAGATGCATGGTGTATTAACTACACAAGTGGTTAAAACATATATTGACCCGTTAAATATCCCTAAAAATGCTAAAATTTTAGATTTAGGTTGTGGCCCGGGATATTTCTTAGATGAAATGAAATCTCGTGGATATACAGATGTTACCGGTGTTACATTAAGTCCAGGTGATATTAAACTATGTGAAGATAAAGGACATGTTATTAAAAAATATGATTTATCTTTTTTGCCACAAAAAGATGGATATTATGATGAAAGTGTAGATTTTATCTTTTTACGTCATGCGTTAGAACATAGTCCTTATCCTATTTTTTCATTAATGGAATATAATAGAATATTAAAACAGCATGGTAAAATTTATATTGAAGTACCTGCACCCAATTGTGTTAGAAAGCACGAATTTAATTTAAATCATTATAGTATATTTGGCGAACAACAACTAGCAGCATTACTAAATAGAACCGGGTTTGATATTAATATTTTTAATAATTTTGAGTTTGAAGTATCGTTTTCTAAAAATGAAGACGGAACTCCAAATATAGTTAAAGAACACTTTTACTGCATCGTTGCTACTAAGGCTCGTCCATTAGATATTAAATAAATACTCATTATGAGTAAAAGTGATGTTCCTAGTCTTGTAAAAAATCCCTATACTAAGACAAAATTTAAAAACGATAAGGAATTACAAGATTTTATAAAGTGCTGCGATCCTAAGACCGGTCATTTTTATTTTTTAGATAATTTTTTTATAATTCAACATCCTACTAAAGGTAGTATGGTATATCATCCATGGGGATATCAACAAAGATTAATTAGTACATATCACGACAATAGATTTAGTATATCATTAATGCCAAGACAAAGTGGCAAATCTACCTCTGCAGCGGGATATTTACTTTGGTATGCAATGTTTGTCCCGGACTCTACAATTTTAATTGCAGCACACAAATATAGTGGTGCTCAAGAAATTATGCAACGTATTAGATATGCATATGAAAATTGTCCAGATTACATTAAAGCCGGTGTCACTACTTATAATAAAGGATCATTAGATTTTGAAAATGGTAGTCGTATTGTATCAGCAACTACTACTGAAAATACCGGCCGGGGTATGTCTATTACACTGTTATACTTAGATGAATTTGCTTTTGTACGACCTAGTATAGCGCAAGCCTTTTGGACATCAATTACCCCTACATTAAGTACAGGGGGTAAAGCAATTATAACAAGTACTCCAAATTCAGATGAAGATCAATTTGCATTAATTTGGAAAGGGGCTAACAAAACAGAAGATGATTATGGTAATAAAACTCCATTGGGAATTAATGGATTTAAAGCGTTTCGTTCTCATTGGTCAGAACAACCTGAGCGTGATCAAAAATGGGCTGATGAAATAAAATCACAATTAGGTGAGGATAGATTTAAACGAGAAATTGAATGTGAATTTATTATTGCGGATGAGACCTTGATTAATCCAAACACATTGCTTATGTTACAAGGAGTTGATCCAATAATAAGACAAGGACAAATTCGTTGGTATAAAAAACCAGAAAAAGGTAATATTTATACTATTGGATTAGATCCTAGTTTAGGTACCGGCGGTGATCCGGCTGCTATACAAATATTTGAAGCAAATACTACAACTCAAATTGGTGAATGGAAACATAATAAAACAGACATCCCTAGTCAAATTAAATTATTAGCACAAATAATCAAATATGTAGAAGAATGTACCGGAGAGCCCAATAACATTTATTATAGTATTGAAAATAATAGTATTGGAGAAGCTAGTTTGATTTCATTAGCAGAATACGGTGAACATAATATGCCTGGCATATTCTTAAGTGAACCGGGGAAAAATCGTAAAGGATTTAATACCGGAAATAAAACAAAATTAGCAGCGTGTGCCAAGTTTAAAACGTTATTAGAAAGTAAAAAATTAACTATTAAAAGTTTTGGATTAATATCAGAATTAAAAGGATTTGTTTCTCACGGGGGTAGTTATGCTGCTAAAATAGGTGATACTGATGATTTAATTATGGCTTCATTATTAGTAGTAAGAATGTTTCAAGTATTGAGTGATTATCATTATAATTTAGAAGCCCATATCCGAGATCATGAAGAATATATTGCTCCTTTACCGTTTTTTGCCGTTATCAATTAACTAAAAAAAGATAAATACTTTTATGCCAATTCATTCAGCAGCATTATATACACAATTATCTAGTCTTTTATCCTCTAGAGGCTATAATCCCAAATCACTAGATTCTAGTGGAAAGGCGATTCCAGTACCAGATGAAGCAGATGTTATTAGATTTGATTTTAATAAAGATGGTAAAAAATACGGAAATGCATGGGCATCTATTGATAGTGCGAATAAATTAGTAATATATTATGGGGATGATATTTCAAGCAGTCCAAACACTAATACCTCAGGAACTGAATTTAGTGATACTTGGTCTGGATTAATTAATCATTTAAAAAATTGGGCGCAACGCCGACAGTTAAGTTTTGAATTAGAAAATGAAAGTCATTTAGAATCGGATATGGCACAAAGGACACATATGAAACAACAAGAAAAAATCGCAGAAAGTACAACTAAACCAAAGTTTGCTGAAAAATTTCAAAAGAATATAGAAAAAACGGCTGCTAAGGCAAAAGAAACTTCTGAAAAAGTAAAACAACATTCTGATAATGCTACTAAGAAAAAAGTAGAAGAAGGTTATTATGCTACTGGAAAGAAAACTAGTTATAGTGATAATATCCCTGCTGTAAAAATTGTGTTACAACATTCTAGAGCCTTAGAAGAAGGTGAAAAGAGATTTCGCAGTATTGAAAAAATCTTTGTTGAAAATCAACAAGGAGAGCGTTTTCTATTAGATACTAACAAACCAGGATTAGCCAGAGTATATGCTAGACATATTGCAGAAGGAGGTACTCCTTATGATGCAGCCGGAAAGCATATTCATTCTTTAGTTGAAGAATACACCAAAATGGCTGGATTTGTTCGTGCTACTCGCGGTAATCAATTTAATGAGTCTACCCAATCATTGGTATATGAAGGAACACATCACTATCATCAATTAAGAGAAACACTACATAAATTATCCGGAAGTAAAGGTTATGCTTCTTATTTTGAAAATTGGTCACCAACCTTAACTGAAGAAGCAGATGATATCCCTTATAATGATATAAGTGAAATGTTTTCTAGTAACAGTTTAGATCCTCGCATCGAAAGTGTGATGCCTATACTTAAAAAATTACATACTACTATTACAGAAATGTCTGAAGTAACTGATTTAACTGAGTGGGCTGATCAGATAATTGATGAAGGTGAAGGTCGCGGCGGTGATGATATTGAAACTGATGCTGCCTATGCAAAGCGAATGGCTCAGGGTCAAAAGAATTTAGGTGGCAAACCCGCTGAGTTAAAAGATGCACCGGCTGGAACACCCATTGACCCTGCAATACGCAACAGAATGGGATATAAACCTGCCACCCAAGCAGAAATCACAGCATATACCAAAGCCAATCCCGGAGGCCTACGGTCTGGTAGCGGAGACCCCGTATTATCTGGTAGCGGTCAGCAAATACAAACAAACCCGGGGTATGGTTACTCAGGAGCCGACGGCGCAAATGATCAATTTTCAGTAAATCACGATCTCCGAAATCAAGCAAAAGTTGCAGCACCAACATCAAGGGCAGGTAGTGAAGCTCCTGGCGATGTCACTCCTGAACTAGACGCAATTAGAAGGTATGCAGGATTACCAGATCAGGCATATCAATTTGAGCCAATTGCCCCGCCGCAAGTTGCGTCGGATTATGTTGATCCTAATGCAGCAGCAAGAGCAGAAGTTGCGTCAAGAATGGCAACGATGCCTGCTAGTCAAGGGGGCTATCCACCAGCACCCGCACCAGCCCCTGCGTTAGTAGGAACACAAAATCAAGCACCAGATACAGCAGCACAAGCTGGACGAATTGCTGATAGAATGGACGCCGAGGCGGGAGCAAATACTGCTGGTACAGCACCCGCACCAGCACCCGCAACTAAAACTGAATTAAAAGGTCGTCCAGAATCCGACACCCGTGCTGAAATGGCAGCGTTACTCGCTAAAATAGAAAAAACAAGTAGAAAACCTGCAGCGGCTAAACCTGCAGCGGCTAAACCCGCAGCAGCACCTGCGGCAGCACCTGCGGCACAACCAGGATTATCAGCAGACGTTCCAGGAAGTGTAGCAAACATTGCCAATCAAGTGGCAGCAGTACCGGGTGCAGCGGCAGCTCCGGCAGCCCCGGCAGTACCTCCGTATAATTATCAAACAAAAGTACCAGTTGGTAAAAACCCAGTTATCGGTTCGGGAAAAGTAGCCCAAGGTCCAGCTAGAGACGGTGTTCCTGCAGGACCAGACAACCTTATAATTCCTGCTCGTGTTCCACCGCAACCAACCTTGAACGGTAAACCGTCTACCGGGCCAAAAGGTCAAGCATGGTTAGCACAATACGGCAAAACACATAATGCTAACGGTACTCCAAAAGCAGGTCAAGCAGGAAAACCTGCAGCACCAGCACCGGTAGCCGAACCATCAGCACCGTCAACAGTATCAGGACAAACGAATTATAGTCCAGTTAATGATAGATTTAAAGCTGCTGCGTCAACAGCCACTGATAAAGTTAAGTCTGCTGTAGCAGCACTACCGGCGCCTGGCAGCTTTAAATCAAGTGAAACAAATTATAATTCGGCTAATGATAGAATTAAATCTGCGTTAGGACTAAAAGAATCTGAGATGACATTGGCAGAAAGAATGGCTTACTTTACTAGTAAGTTAGATAATCTAAGTAGGTCATCTTCTAAAACTTCGGTACAATTAAACGAATCCGGCGGCAATCCAGTAACTCCATTAGGCAATATGGCCAGCATATTAGGAGCGGCTTCCGGTACAACGTCGGCGGTCAAATTAGGTAAAAATGTTTGGAAGGCAGTTCCTGGAGCATCAGGTTTCTTTAACAATGGTAAGCGGACAATTGATCAGGCAAAATTAACTGCTATGCAAAATGCGGCAGCTGCTAGAGCAGCCGCTAAAGCAGGTGCAGCAGGTGGTGCAGCAGGTGGTGCAGCAGGTGGTGCAGCAGGTGGTGCAGCAGGTGGTGCAGGTGCAGCAGCGGCAGCAACGA